GCATGATCAAACATTTGGATATTAACAGATGGCAGAAGAAATAAAATTAGACGAAAATATAACTATCCGTGATGCTTTTAAGATTACTGGTAGAGATACGAAAACAACTACAAATCCTAAAACAAAAGTTCAAACAACTAGACCTAACCCTATTCTTAAAAATTTAGAGAAAGCAGGTATAAGTCTTGACTCTCCCTTTTCTGTATTTCAAGATGAAAATACTTCGTTAAAATTAGCAGAAGCTGTGAAAGGTAAAACAGGTAAGGGTGGTGCTAACACTTTTGTAGAATTAGGCGTAGTAGAAAATAATTTAAAAACTAAATATGAACGAAGAACTAAACAAGCTTTTCCTTTCATAAAAGTTTTTGGTGCAGATGGATTTTTACAAAAATCTCCTGACTTGTTAGCTAAATATCCTGAAATATTTAAACAACCAAGACGAGAAGATGTATTTAAAGGAGTACCTGAAGCTAAAGTATCATTAAAGAATATAGCTCAAGGAATATCCGAAATACCTGACGCTGATACTCGTGCAGCAGTAGCGTTTAACGCCCTTGTTCCCCTAAGACCATCAGAAATAACCAGTTTAAAACCAGAAGATATAGATTTTAAAACAGGAGCTATATCAAAAGAATGGAGAAGAGTTAATAAAATACGAAATCCAGTTGAGCTTCCTGAAGTTGCTTTATCTATACTAAAAAATCAAAAGTTAAAAGGTGGTGAATACTTATTTGGTGATGTTGACGCAAATGATATGAGTGCTGCTGTTAGAAAACATGTAAAACCTAAGTTTGAAGATTTCATATCAACTATGGGAAGAGAAATAAAAGGGGTTAAAGATTTTAGAAAAATAATACCTTCTATAATAGCCACAGAATTAGGACAAGGTAAATACGTTAGTCAGATAATGGGTCATGCAAAATATGACCAAATAACTGACACACTAGCCAAGATGACTCAAGATCGTTACCTATCTCCTATATTAGATAAAACAGGTCCTACACCTAAAATTGCACTTGTATCTCTTCAAAACATGTATGGTGAAGTTTTAAAATTAAATACTATAAATGAACTTGCAGGTGAGTTTGATTTAAATTTACCAGATTTAACAAGTAAAGGTTCACCTAGAATAAATATTATACCACAAGATCAAGATATTGTATCTGGCGTAAGAGTAAAAGGAGAACTTACTGATAGAGATTTAGATTTAATAGAAGAACTAAGAGCAACACGAAAAGCAGAGCTAGGTGCAAGAACTTCAAAGGCAGAACTTGAAAAAATACAATCAGATATAGCAAAAGAAAAAGCAAAACCAGATCTATTTGCAGCAAGAGAAGCAACTCTTGAACAAGACATAGATTTTAAATTAAAAAAACAAGAACTTACAAAACAAAAAAGGCAAGAAAAAAAATTAGCTGATGAAAAAGCTCAACTTAATTTAGACCTAGAAGACCTTGATAAAACTGAAAAAGAAATAAAAGATAAACTGGGGAACACTAAATTGTTTGGCAAATTTCTAGGTATAGGAGGTATTATATATGGTGCAACTCTTATACCTGAAGATTTTAGTGCGGCAAGAGCTGCTAACATAAAAGCAATGAAAGACGAAACTGATGATAGTTTTGAAGCACAACTGAGAAGAGGAGCTAGTAGAGCAGTAGGACCTGATGTTATTGCAGGGATTGAAGCAGGTGCAAGATTTCTTGATCCGGGAGTAGCATTAGCTGCAGAGTACGGCCCTGATCTTGTTAAAAGCACAATCGGAACAAAAACGGTAGCAGATGCGACTTTACGACCCGGTATGCGACCTGCAACTCAAACAGAATTAATGCGACCTATAGAAAAAAAGGCACTAATTAACGTTGCTGATGATGAATTAGAAGTACAAAAACAAATGAATTTAAAAAAACAAAGTGAAGATTTCAGAAGAGAAGCTGAAAGAAAGAGCCAACTATCGTTGGATGAACAAATAAACGAAATGTTATCACAAAGGAGATAATTATGGCAGATAATTTAAATCAAGGTGCAGCTTACATTATGGGATCAGATAAGGTATCAGTAAACGATACTCAAGGTTCTGATAAACTGTACAGAGAAGGCTTAGAGTTTACAACTGACGTAAATCCAGATGTACTAACTCAAGATATGCCAAAGAAGCAAACAAAACCAACTGTTGAAGCTTCTTTATTTAGTATGGCTGACGACAGAAACTACTTTTCGTAAAGGTAAGTTATGTCTGATAATTTCTTGCAACCACCTGACGATACCGTAGCAATTGTAGAAGATCCCCAAGAGGAACTTCTCGGTATAGTAGGTTATGTAAAAGATAAGTTTCAAAGTGCTGAAGATGGTCGTTACACTCACGAGCAACGTTGGCTAAAAGCTTACAAAAACTTTAGGGGAATATACGATTCAACGACACAGTACAGAGACTCTGAACGTTCACGAGTATTTTTAAGGATAACCAAAACAAAAGTCCTTGCAGCGTTTGGTCAAATAACTGATATTCTTTTTGCAAATAAAAAATTTCCTATCATTGTTGAACCAACACCTGTGCCAGAAGGTATAGCAGAGTTTGCTCACATGCAAACACCCTTAGATGAAGCGCAAAAGCCTTTAGATCCTTATGGTTTTCCGGGGGATGGCAGACAAGTTCAACCCGGATCTATGGATTTTTTAGGTGGTTTACAAGAAAAATATGAAGGAACACCTATAGCAGAAGGTCCTGCAAAATTAGGTGAACCTCAAATAAGTCCTGCACAAGAAGCAGCATTAAATATGGAAAAAGAAATACACGATCAACTCACTGACGCAGGTGCAGTCAACGTGTTACGAACTGCTATATTTGAACAGATACTTCTTGGAACTGGTGTAATTAAAGGCCCAATGTTAAAAAACAAAAGATTACATAGATGGTCAAGAAATGAACTTGGTGAAAGACAATACATGCCAAGTCAAATGTTGTGTCCAGAGATAGAGTCTGTATCATGTTGGGATTTTTTTCCAGATCCGTCTGCAGTAAAATCTGAAGATTGTGAGTACGTCATACAAAGACACCGTATGAACAGACAGCAGTTGCGTAATTTAGCTAATTATCCGTATTTTAATCTTGAAGCTATTGACAACGTTATAGCAAAAGGTCCTAATTACGAAGATAAATATTACGAAGATACTATTCGTGATGATGAAACAGAGCCAAACTATAATAAAAATAGATATGAAGTGTTAGAATACTGGGGTATCATGGATAAATCTTTTATCGATGGAGCAGGAGGTTTGATCGATCAAGATATATCTAGCATGGATCAGTTACAAGTTAACGTTTGGGTGTGTGGCACTGAGGTAATCAGATTTGTTCTTAACCCATTTACACCTGCACGAATACCTTTTCATGTATTTCCTTACGAGATAAATCCATATCAGATATTTGGAACTGGTGTACCAGAAAACATGGAAGATGCGCAGTTGTTAATGAATGGTCATATGAGAATGGCTATAGATAACTTGGCATTAGCAGGTAATCTTGTATTTGACGTAGACGAAGCAAGCTTAGTCCCCGGTCAAAACATGGATATATTCCCCGGTAAGATATTCAGACGACAGTCTGGTGTGACTGGAACTGCTATCAACGGTTTAAAGTTTCCAAACACAGCACCAGAAAATATACAGATGTATCAGTTATCAAGACAACTTGCAGATGAAGAGACAGGTATACCATCTATAATGCACGGACAAACAGGCGTTAGTGGCACTGGTAGAACGGCTGCAGGTTTATCGATGTTGATGGGTGGTGCAAATCTATCCATGAAAACAGTTATAAAGAATATAGATGATTATCTCCTTAAACCTTTAGGAGAAGCATATTTTCAGTGGAACATGCAATTTAATGATGATTCACCTGACATAGTAGGGGATTTAGAAATAAAACCACGAGGAACTGCGGCAGTTATGCAAAAAGAAGTACGCAGTCAACGTTTAACAGCATTATTACAAACTGCTACTAATCCTATGCTTGCACCTTTTGTTAAAATACCAAACTTAATTAGAGAGTTAGCAATAGCACAAGATATAGATCCAGATAGTTTAGTAAATGATGAAAACCAAGCAAAGATATTTGCAGAAATATTAAGAGGTCTAAATGAATTACAACAGGCTGAAACCCCTAATCAACAACCCAACAGCATGGCAGGCACTGGAGGAATGGGTCAAGCACCAACAGACGGTAGTGTTCAGGGGGTTGGTGCAGGCGACATCGGAGTCGGAAATGCGCCAGTTGCAGGGGAAAGCGGCTTTACTGGAAACAATCCTCCTCCTCAAGAACAACCACAAGAGTAATTAATGAGACTTGAACCACCAGAAATAGATTTATTTAAAAAAGAAAAATCTGCAGAGGAATTTTTAAGTTTATTACCACCTGATGCACAGCCAGTTATACTTCCTGACGGATCGGTTGTTATAAGACAAGGGGGTAAAACTTACGAAGTACCTAGAAGCATTACTAATCAAGTCCGTGAGGTTGCAAGTAATGTTACTGATTTACCTAGTAGATCTTTCGTAACCACAGGTTCAGCATCAGTAGATGGCGAAGTTATGAGTGAAGATTCAACAACAGATCAAGTATCTGTAGCTTCAGGTTCAGATTTTTTAACTAATGTGGGGGGTGTGGGTGCAACAACTTTTGATTATGACCTAAGTGAAGCTGATTTAATAGAAGCTATTGAACTTAGAAAATCTGCTTATGGTGTTGACACTTTTGAAACAAGAACAAAAGTTGATGCTAAAGGGAATGAAGAAAAGGGAACACTTCAACGAATAGGGGATAGACTTTATGAAATATTTGTTTCAGGCCCAACTCAAACCATAACAGAGGTAAGTCCTGTGTCAGGTAAACCTGTTGCAAGAAGTGTACCTGCATTAGAGGGTGTTGCTACTGCAGCAACTATGTTTACTGGTTTCCCAATAGGTCAAATTGCAAATAAAATGGGTCAAAAATTTATTAGTACGCAAGAAAGTGATGTTGAACAAGCGCAGTTAGGCGTAAAAGGGTTTGGAGCAGCTCAAGTACAAGATCTATCCACAGGTCAAGTAATAGATTTGACAGCATCTCCCATAGGTAATGTTTTTACAGAAACTCTAGGATTAAATACTGGGTCAGTAGGAACATTTGCTGAGTCCACAGCAGTAGGTCCTTTTGTTACACCTGATGGAAAGGTGTTTACAACACTTGATCAAGCTGCAAATTATATTGGATCAAACAGATTTATTAGTTCGTATGCTGCTCAAAGTATGACAGCATTTGGAGATATACCTAAAGAAGTTGATCCAAGTAGAGTTCTTGATCCTAATTTAAACAAAATGGGACAATATGACGTTGATGATGGAACAGTTGATTTAGGTTTTAGCAGAAAGGGTGAAGTAACTGGAGTTGCAATAGATGCAGAAGGCAATGTTAACTTTAAAACAGGTCAAGGTGGCTTCGTCATGGGTATGGGAGAGATGATAAATACAGGAACAGGTATAGGATTTACTGGTTTGAGAGGAGATATTACTCAAGCAAAAAATATAACTCCTACAGTGGCAGCAGACCTTTTAAATAAAATAGAATTAGGTTCAATTACATCTACGCCAAAGACTACAGAATATTTACAAAATGTAGTTTTTGACAGCACTGATTTTATGTTAGATGTTATACCACCAGTAGAGCCTATTACCTCTCCAGTTGCTGAGGTTGAAACAACAGATGTGTTAGAAACAGAAACTGCTGATGGTGGTGTAACCTACACTGGTGGAGGAGACATGGTAGGATATACTTTTAGTGAAACTCCTATCGATGATGTATACAGTGAGGGAACTACTGAGGGTATTGGAGGAGTAGGAGGTTTTAGTGAAACCTCAACATCGGATGTGTATAGTGAAGGTAGTTTTGATACAAGTAGTGATATTAATTCAGGTGTTGATCAAGATACAGGAGATGCAGGATTTGGATTTGATGACCCTACTGGGGGTTTTGATTTTAAAAAAGGTGGAGAAGTACCAAAACAAGAAGGTGGAACTACTGTAAAACCTGTATCACAAATCGTGCAGGGTGCAGGATTTATCGCACCACAACAAAACGCTACAGATCAACAAACTATAGCAGATGATATACCGATGGAAGCAGAAGAGGGTGATTTTATTATTAACGCACCTGCTGCAGAGTTTGCAGGTAGACAAGATATTGTTGATATGATATTGAAAGCAATTAATAGTTTAAAAGAAAAAGGGGTTGACATTCAGTATGGAAACCCTAAAATACCTATAAAGAGTAGAGTTCAACTCGCAGTATCACGAAATGAAGTTTATATACCAAAAGTTATAGCAGAAGAGATTGGCTACGACAAACTAGAAAAGATAAATAATCGTGGTAAGCGAGAGGTAGAAAGAAGACAAAAAGAATCTCAAAAACAAGTCAACCGTGGTGGTTTTATAAGTAAAGCAAACGGTGGTGACGTTGAAGACAAATCAAGTTTGCTTCTTGGCACTGACGACAGCAACTTTTTACAAGATTTAGGCAGAGCCGTTATTGATCAACTTGGTGATAAGATAAAAGGTTTTCTATCTAGAAAAGAAGAAATGCCTGTACCTACACCAAGACCTAAAAGTATATCACCAAAACAAAAAGAACAAGATGACTTAAAAGGATTGGAAAAAAGACCGTTTGTTAAGAAAGATGAACCTAAGTATACAAATTTTAGAGATCTTATAACACAAAGAAAATTTAATTTAAATTTACCAAAAGATAGAGAAGACGCTTACGACTTATTAAATTTGTTAGAAGTAAATCCAAAAATTGATCCTAGAAAAGGAAATGTTCCAACAGATACAAGTGGTTTTACCGTAGGGATAGGGTTTGATTTAGGAAAACATGATGCAAACGATTTAAAGAATTTTAATTTTTCTGATAGTTTGTATAACAAGTTACTTCCTTTTGTTTCAAAAGTTGGTAAACAAGTACAGATAGATCCTAATTTTATGTTGACAGATGAAGAGTTAGACGAAGTAAATACAGTTGTTTTAAATAAGAAATACAATGAGTTTGAAAAAGCTTTTCCTATATACAAAAATATTGATCCTCTAGATAAAGCAGTTATGTACTCAGCTTACTATTTGGGAGGACTAACAAGAGAGATAAATCCTTACACTACGTTTATGAAAATATACAAAGACACAAATAATATAACAAGAGCTTTGAAAGAGGGCATAGTAGATAAGATTAATAATCCAAAAAACTATGAAAGTGAAAGAGCAACCAAAGCATTAAATTGGTTGGCAAGTAAGATGCCCAAACCTAAACGTAGACCAGAAAGAATTCAGGACAAACCTGATATCAGATCATTTTTATCACCACAGCTTAGTGCTTGATAAAAAAGATTTCGTTAGCTACCCACAGTATTAGTGGCCCTAACAAACCGAAGCAGCTACCCACAGCCAGTGGCACTGCATGAACGAGGTATAAAACTATGGCAAAACAAGTAAAAGGCGTAAGAGCTAATAAACCAAATGATTCTTTTGGTACAATAAATGAACCAAATCTTTATCGTAATAAGTATCGAGAAGATGTTTATAAAGATGATGATGAGGAAGAAAAAGTAGAAGAAGAAGCAAAACAAAACGAAACGGACACTTCGCAAGAAGCCACTCCAAAAGGTGAAAGTTTTGTGGAAACAAAAGAAGAAGATGGCACTGTCTACAAAAAACGTTATGATGACTTAAAAAGACATTATGACAAGAAACTTGAAGAGTGGAAAAAAGAACGTGAAGGTTTGGAAGCTGCTAATAAAGTTTCGGATACTGGAGTAGAAGTACCAACGACTCCTGAAGAAATAATGGAGTTTAAACAAAAGTATCCAGACGTGTATAAAGTTGTAGAGTCTGTTGCATCTATGCAAGCAGAACAAAGAGCAGGAGATCTCAGAGGTGAGATTGATTCTCTTAAAAAGCGAGAAGAAGATTTAATTGTTCAAAGTGCTTATAAAGAACTTACAACATTACATCCTGATTTTAATGAAATCAAGACTGATGAAAAGTTTTTGGAATGGCTCGATCAACAACCACAATCAATATCTGATGGCATATATAAAAACAACAAAGATGCACGGTGGGCAAGTAGAGTATTAGATCTATATAAAGCCGATGTTGGTATGACAAAAGAACCAAGAAAGACTAATAAAAGTGCAGCTCAAACGGTAAAATCTACTAAAGCAAAAGAGATTGTTACTAATACAGATGCAAATAAAAAAATCTGGAAGGGTTCTGACATCGCCAAGATGAAACCTTGGGAGTTCGAGAAACTTGAAAAAGAGATTGATCTAGCAAGGCAAGAAGGGCGAATTAATATGAACAGCTAAACCTCAAATAAGGAGAGAGAAAATGGCTTTCG